TTATTTTTCGGCGGAGGAATCGTCTTGGGGTGACGAGGGTTTGCCTTTGCCGGTCAGGATGCAGGTGAGGACGAAGGCGGCGTAGAGAATAGCGCAGATGATATCCGGATTGTAGAGATGGTCAAAAAGAAACGAATGGGATACGATGCGGGTGAAAAATGCGCCGCCCACGATCACGATGAGGAAGTGCTTCAGAATGTGCAGAAAACGCCTGTAAAATGTTGCTTCTCCCGTCGACATATACGGGTTCAGGGTCTCTTTCCAATTCATAGTGTTCTCTCCTTATTATCTCTCTTTAAGTAGGGGAAAATGCTCGCTTATAGTATACGAAGCGCTTGACTGCCGGTCAAGCGGCGTGAGCGTAGAGGATGGCGCGGATGCGGCAGGGGGATTTGCTAAAAGAAAAGAGATAAAATTCCGATAATTCTGATGATGGCTGCGCAGCCGAAGGCCAGCAGCAGGGCTTGCAGAATGAAGCGGAGACAACGGCGGAAGGTGAGCGGTTCTTCCGCGGAAAGATGGGGATCCGTGATTTTGCCTGGCAGGTTACTCATGGGCTGTCTCCTTATCATCTCTCTTTAGTAAGGGAAATGCTCGCTTTTAGTATACGAAATGTTTAAATGGGAGTCAAGAGGGCGGAGGGGAATGCGCCTATCTCTGCTGCACCCTCTAAAATACAAGTCGCAGAAAAAGAGAAAAAGTTTCCACGATCAGAGGAAAGCTGCGGAAAAATCTTTACAGGCGAAAAAATTTGCGTTATCTTAATACAAGATCAAGAGCGCCGCCGAACAGGGGAAGCCCGGTTCGGCGGCTTTTTGTGTTTGTGTGTCAGGAGAAAAGAAAAATGATCGGTGTGATCGTCAATGTGCTGGCAGTGGCGCTGGGCGGCGTTTTGGGAACGGTGTTCAGCAAGAAGCTCTCCACCCGCTTTACCACAGAGCTCAACAAGGTGTTCGGCGTGTGCGCCATCGGCATGGGCATCAGCTCGGTGCCGCTGATGGAGAACATGCCCGCGGTGATCCTGGCCGTCGTGGCGGGCACGGCGCTCGGCCTTGCGTGTCATCTGGGCGAGTGGATCAGCCGCGGCGGCGAACTGATGGAAAAGCCCATCGGCAAGCTCCTCGGCAAGAGAAACGGGGACGACGAGGACGGCCTTCCGCGCGAGGAATACCTCTCGCTTCTGGTGACGGGCATCGTGCTCTTCTGCTCGAGCGGCACGGGCATTTACGGCTGCCTTGACGCGGGCATGACGGGAAACGCGACGGTGCTTTTGAGCAAGTCGATTTTGGACTTTTTCACGGCGATGGTCTTTGCCTGCAATTTGGGCGCGGTGACATCGCTCGTGGCGGTGCCGCAGGCGGCGGTGTTTTTTGCGCTGTTTTTCGCCGCCAAGGCGATCTATCCGCTCACGACGACGCCGATGATCGGCGACTTCAAGGCCTGCGGCGGCGTTCTGTTCATCGCAACGGGCTGCCGCATCGCCAAGATGCAGGACTTCCCCGTGGCGGACATGATCCCGGCGATGGTGCTCGTGATGCCGCTGAGCGCCCTGTGGACAAATTACATCGCGCCGCTTCTCTGAGCGCATGGAAAAAAGCACCGCTGCCCAAAAACGCAAATGTCAAGTATTTTGTGCGAAAAAGATAGAATAAATTTTTGAGGGCTCATGCGGCGCGGTCAAAGGCGAGCTCGAACGCTTGCGCCGAGGACATAAAGCCGAGTATTTCTCGCGGGTAATCATTGAGCCACGTCTCGACGCGCTTAACCTCCGCCGCCGTCACCTTGTCGAAGTCCGTCCCTTTCGGGAACTGCCGCCGTATCATGCGGTTAATATTCTCGTTCGTGCCGCGCTCACAAGAGCTATACGCATGGCAGTAATAGACCGTCGTCCGCTTTGCATCCTTGCGGCGGGCGCTCCGCTCGATGCCGTCAGCATCCGCGAACTCGGAGCCGTTGTCTACGGTTATCGTTTTGAAAATCTCATAGAACGCCGCGCCGTAGATACGCTCGAGGCGGTCTAAAGCCGCGACGACCGTTTCGGCGCGCCCGTCCTTAATGCGGATAATGATTTCCCGCCGCGTTACCCGCTCGGAGAGGACGAGGAGGCGAGCTTTCGTCCGCTTCTTTCCGACGACGGTATCCATTTCCCAATGTCCCGGCTCTTGCCGCTCGTTGATATAATCCGGCCTCTGCTCGATGCTCGTCCCGCTCGATGCGCGAGACTGTTTTTTCCGTATGGTCTTGTGTTTCTTCTTGCGGTCGCCCTTTTCCGGGAGGTCTTGATTTGTGAGCGTGAGAAAAACGCCGTCCTCGACGTACTTGTAAATCGTCGCACGGCAAAAGGTTATTCCGAAGTGCTTATATTTTTCCTGCTTGAGTAGAGCGCACACCGCCGCCGGTGAGTAATCCTCGTTCCCGATTTTGTCCTCGATGAACTGCGCGGCGGCATGGTTTTTCCCAATCTTGAGCGGAGCTCCTTTCGCGGAGAGCCCCTCTTGATAGCGCGCCTCGGCTTTTTCCGGGCTATACCGCTCCTCGGTCGTATAATCGGAGTTTAGATGCTCATACGTCCCGCGCTTGAGCTCGCGGTAAACGGTGCTGATATGTACGCCCAGCTCCTCGGCGATTTCCTTTTTCGAGTGTCCATGCTTGAGCATTGTCTCGAGCTTGATACGGCTCGTCCAATTAAGTTGTTTATATGTCCGCTCTCCCATAGCGCGCCCTCCCTCAAGATATAGAAAAAGGGCGGGAAAGTCCCGCCCTCTCGTTACTGCGATAGAAAGTCCTCTATCGCCTTTTTGATAATCTGCGCTTGCGGTATGCCCTCGGCGGCGCATTTTGCCTTGAAAGCCGCCGCGAGCTCTTTCGGCACTCGCGCGGAGATAATATCATACGTTTTATCTATATATCTCTGTTTGACTGCCGTCGAGGTCTTAGTCTTTCTTTTTTCCTCTGCCATTCTTCCGCCTCCTTTTGGCGTTGATAAAAATAGAGATTGCGGATAGGGTAATGCTTACCCCGCACAAAACATAGATAACCGTTGTCATGGTCGTTTGACATTGAGCGCATTTCGTGTTATCCTTGGAGGGCAAGGGGGATTTCTCCCCCTGCCCTTTACTCGGTGAGCTTTTCTATCAGCAGTAGAATAGCAATCACGAGGTTTAGGATTGCGGTAACAAGGTTTAAGTAGCTGTCCGGCTCTGCCTTGTTGCCGCGTTTCTTTTTTCGCTTGCTCAATGCGTTTACCTCCTTTCTGTCTATTATAATATCATACTGCTTGCAGTATGTCAAGCGTTATTTAGAAAAAAGTGCAAAAAATATCCCCGGCACGGAGCCGGGGATTTACTCTATTCCGAGGAGCCAGAGGGCAGACACGCCGAGGACGCGAGCAAAGACGGGTATCTCATAATCGGGTATAAACCGCGTTCCGATTTCGATACGGCTTATCGAGTCCCGCTCCATTGTTACGCCCTCGACCTGCACCCGCGCCGCGAGGTCGCTTTGTGAGAGCCGGAGCTTGAGCCGCGCCTCCCGGATGCGCTCGCCGCTTATATTCTTCTTTCCCTCAAAATCGTATATCCGCAAGCTCTCGCCTCCCTATGTTAATGGTCTGCATTTTTCTTGACTTTAGCACATACGCAACGCATAATTGTGTTAAAGGTCAGCAGACCGAAAAAAATAGGAGGGAGTTACTCATACCATGAAAAAGCATATTGTTACTTGCGTGAAGTGCGGGAGGCAGTTCGACGCGAACGAGGGCGGCGCTTATTATCCCGAGTCCCGGCGCTACGTCTGCAAGCATTGTGTCGATAAGCAAAAGGACATTCAAAAAGAGCAAGCGAAAGCTCGCAAGGCCGCAGAGCGCGAGGCCGAGGCCGACGAGCGCGAGCGCGTTACGGGTATGCGGCAATCTAAAACCGCTATGCTCGTAAAAATCGTCGTCGGTGTTCTGTTCCTGTTCGCCGCCGTCTCGCTCGCCGTACAAGGGAATATCTCCTCTTTCGTGTGCGGGCTCGTTATCGGCGGCGCGCTGGTCGCGTGGGGGCTCGTGCCGTATCTGAAAGCGAAAAGCGGGAGGCGTTGAGCTATGTTTGTCAGCTTCTCGAAGCGCTTAAAGTCAATGAGCGGTTTCCGGCTCGGAGTCGGCCTCCGGCTTACCCGGCGTAATTGCTGGTACTTCCTTTTCGTGCTGGTGCTCGTCGGCTGTTTCTATCTCTGTTGGTATTCCGTTTTGGCTTGCGGATGGATGCTTTACGGCCTGTTCTACGGCCTTTATCTCATGTTCAAGTATGCGGCAATCGGAGCAAAAAAGCTATATACGTGCATTAAAGGAGAAATAACGCACATAAAGCACTAAAAGCGTAACAAAAAAGCGGGCGAGGCTATAGAGCCCCGCCCGCTTTTTCTGCACGATTATACGTCGGAAAGATTGCCGAGAGCGCCCGCCGCCTCGAGTGCGCGGTAGATGATGCAAGCGACGGCCTCGCGGGTAATCGGCTGTTGCCATCCGAAATTACCGGCTCCGTCGCCGTTGAAAATGCCCTTGCTCTTGCAGTATTCCGCCGCCTCTTTCGCCCATGCGGATGGCGTGTCGCCGGTATCGGCGCAAGAGGTCAGTTGCTTTCTTGCCTCGTTAATATCCATGTCGAAAACCTCCTCGTTTCCAGAGAGGCGAGCCTTAAATCTCGCCCATTGTTCATTTCCGCTCGTGCCGTAATAGGCGTTCATGTCGTCGCCCATCCACGGGCGCGGACACCATTTCCCCGTAACGTCGTAATGCCGGACGACGTTCTCGGCGGGGATATTGTATTTCTCCATGAGAGCCCGCGTAAACTCTACGAGATTATCGACGGTCTTTTCGGTGAAATACCAATCCCGAGCCGCCGCGCTCCCGGCGGTCGTCTTATCGAGCTTATACGGGCGTACTTCAATCCCGATGCTGTTCGCGTTCCTGCATCTCGGATGAACGTATCCGCCGGACGTGCCACAATGCCACGCGATATTATTGTCCTCGACGCACTGATAAACGATATTCCCCTCGTCTAAACAGTAATGCGCCGAGGCTTGCCTATCGGCTCCGGCGAAGTAGTTCGCCACCGCCGCCGCCGTGCCGAGTGAGCCGAAATAGTGGATAACGATATACTCGATTTTCCGTCCCGCTCCGGCGCGCGTGAAGTTCCGGGAAATAATCCGCTTCTTCACCGTCAGCATAAATTATTCCCCCTTGAGAGTCTTGTCTACCGCGTCGCTGATTTTCTGCGTCTGCGTTCCGAAATAGAACGCGATAACGACCGTGTAGACCGTCATAAACTCTTGGCTCGTCTGCCCGGTAATGGCGAGGTACGCGAATACCCCGGAGAGCAAGAGCGTGACGAGGCTCTTTACGCTCAAGAGAGCGCCGAGCCGCTTTACGATGATTTCTTTCATTTTGCTACCTCCTTTAGCAATCTCGTTTTGTTGCCGTGTCGTATGTAATTCCGCCGGTCGTGTTCTCGGCCTTGCTCTTATTGAGCGAGAACGAGAGCACGGTAGCGGTCGCGGCCTGTAAAAAGGCGATAAGGGCGGTCAAATACGGGAGCGAGCCGGTGTAGTTGTTGGCTACGGAAATCCGGCAGAGGTCGAGCGTCGTCATGGTCGATTTGTAGTCGATATAGAGGACGGCATAAACGAGGAGCTTTGAAAAGGAGAGATACCCCTTTGCAAAGCTCCATACCTCGAGCGCCCATTTTTTGAACTTCCGCCGCCGCGCCGCGCCTTTGCGGGCGGACATTATCCGTCCTCCCGCACCTCGCGCCCCTCGAGCCTGTCGATACGATGATGCGCCGACTTTGCCGAGCTCTCCACCGCCGACATACGCTCCGCCATGCTGATATAGCGCGCGTCCTGTGCGTCCTGCTTGCGCTCGATACGGTCGATGCCGCCTTTAATGTACCCGATTTCGGTCAACATTGTTCCGGCCTCTTTGCCCTCGCTCTCGCTGTCCTTTTTCGAGTTCCTTTGAAAAGCGGCATAGCTTAACACGCCGCCGAGGATAGTCCCGAGGACTCCTATAATCGCTCCTACATAGTCCATTCTTAACCTCCGTTATAATTCGTAATAATCGAGTTTAACTGTCTGCTTTCCCGGCAATACGGGACACCCCCGAACGTGGTAAATCTCCCCGTCAACGATAACGCCCTCGCCCTCTGCCTCCGTGCATACGACATAGAGGCCGGGAGCGTCAAGCCTCACCCACAAGAGAGACTCCCGCCGCGCTATGATTTTGCCGTCGAGCTCGACCGTGTAGACCGCCGCGCTCATTCGATGAGCTTCCACCCCGCCGGGTACGCCGTCGGGGAGTATGCGTTTCCGTCGATAAGGCTCTCATACACGGAGCCGTTAAAGAGAACGCGGTCGCCCTTTTTGTATGCGTCGTGAGCGCCGGTCGGCTGTTTCCATTCGTCATAGCCGGTTGCCGGGTCTACCGTTACGCCGCTCCAAAGAGAGGCGGCGACCGGCGGAGTCCAGTCGCTTTGTGACGTGTGCGCTTGCACGCAACGATAGAGCTTTCCGCCGTACTGTACTCTCGTCTCGACGGTGTACGCCTTTCCGTTTTCCCATGCCGGGAAAAGCTCGACGCACTCAAGCGCGGCCTCGTTATCGAGTTCCAGCGCGGCGACCGCCCGCTCGATGATTGCCCGGAGCTTTTTTGCCTTTTCAACGGTAATCATTCCGCTACACCCCCCTAACAGAATATCGAGAACTTTATCGTTCTCGGCGAGCATGAGCGTACCGCTCACATTCTCCACGGAGCCGACCGGCTCAATTCCGAGGAGCCCGCCGTCGGCGAAAGCGTAAACGAAGTCCTCGAGATAGGTCGCCGTCGCGCCCGTCTCCTCGTCCTTGCGGTCGATTGCCGTCTTGATACAAAAGCCCTCGGCCTCCGCCTCGTCGCACGGGACATAGCACCCGTTTTCGTGTAGGCGGACATAGACAACGGTATCGGAGTAGCCGACGACCTTTCCGCCGCTTTTGATAGCATACATACGTTATCCCTCCATTTCCGGCAGCTCTCCGAGCCGCTTTTTATAAAACTCCTCGAGCTCCTGCGTGTTCATCGTACGGAGGAGGTTTTTCCAATACAGATTTTCCGCCCCCGCCCATTTCTCCGGGTCGAAGTCCGACGCGCCCTCGTGCTTGCCGTAATAGCGATAGAGGCCGTCGAGCATCTTTTGACGATACGCACCCTCCGGCGTGTTTGGTCTGAAATGCTCCCATCCGTTTTCAGATGTTGCGGCGCAAATCTTCCGCCCGTCAGCGGCAAAGAGAAAGCCGTCCCGCTCCGTTACGGTCGTACCGTATCGGAGGTTAAAGGCTCCGTCGATGCCCTCGGCCTTAAAGCGCCGATAAACGACATATTCCATAGCTTACCCTCCCTTGAATAATTCACGATAGAGCCGCTCTACGCTCTGCTCCATGTGGTACGAATGAAATCTTTTCATGTGTCCCCGCCATGACACGAGGGACGTTTCCACGTCCGCCGCCGTCATTCTGCCGGAGTCCACCCAACGCCGGAAAATGCGTAGCTTTTTCCTCATGTGCCGGATACCCTTGTACGTTGCCCGGCGGACGACTTTCCCGTTTGCGCCATATCGAAAGCGCACCTTAACGAATGTAAAGCCGCGCGTGAGCTTGATAATCTGCGTCTTTTTCGGATTGAGGCGGATACCGTGCTCGGCGCATAGCCGCCGGAGTTCCCGGAGGCATAGCTCGAGCTTTTCCTTTGACTCGCTGATGATACACCCGTCGTCCATATAGCGAGCGTAATACTTCATGCCGAGCACGTCCTTGATATAGTGGTCTATCCTGTTCGGCAAAGCGAGCGCGGCAATCTGCGAGACTTGGCTCCCGAGGCCGAGCCCCACGTCGCCGAAGTTCTGAATAAAATATTTCGAGAGCGCGACGAGGCGGTCGTCGATGCCGCTCCGCTCGAACTCTCGAAAAACGGGCTCATGCTGTGCCGTATCGAAATACTTTGAAAAATCGAATACGAGGACGTAGCCCTCCCGTCCGTGTTTTCTGTAATGCTCCGCGAGAAAGTGCGTCACCCGGGATACGGCGAAATCGTACCCCTTGCCGCGCAAGCTCGCTCCGTTGTCGTAAATGAACGACCGGGAGAGCATCGGCACGAGGCAATAGTCACACAAGCACCGTTGCACGACTCTTTCGGAGATATGGACGCTCCGAATATGCCTCGGCTTTCCCCGCTCCACAATATCGAACTCGTAAAAGCCCTTGGAGCGGTATCTCCCGGCTATCAATTCCTCGTGTGTCTTTGTGACGTTGGCAAGCGAGGCGGCTTTGTATCGCTGTGTGCTCGCTTTCCATCCAACGCCACGGACGGAGGCGCGGTAGCTCTCATAGAGCCGCTCGAATGAGAAAACCGTCTCGAAATCTCCGTACTCCCGGAGCGCGGCGGCTTTCTTTTCCATCCGTGCGGCCTTTCGACGCTGATACCGCGCCTCGCGTCTTTCTGCGCTGTTCATAAAATAAAAATACCTCGTACATTTCTTTCTCGGCGTGTTGTCTAAAATGCGTAACGGCGAGCCATGAAAGCACGGAAAACACGCACTCCGCGCCCATGCAAGGAGCGTCCGGCTAACCGTATCGCGGTATATGTTTGTCCGACGGCGCGAGGCCGTCAGAGAGGTTATATTCCCCTTTTATATGGGGACTGCTTTCGCTCCGTGAGGAGTTATTCTGTCTGCCCCATGTTGATATAAAATCCGGGCGCGACACCATTCGAATTACTCGCGTTGTTGTTGTTGACCGTGCCGTCGTTGTTCACATTCACGAAGTTCGAGGAGTTGCTCGCATTCGGGGAACGGAGCCACCAATTGACGGCGAAGCGGAATATAACCTAATCACTCGGAGAATTAAGCTCGCGCCTTATCGCTCCGTTTGATTTTAGAGATTTGCGAGAGCTCGTCCGTAATGAGCTTTACCCACTCTTTGAGGACGTTCGGCGGTATCTTCTCGTGGTTGACGGTCATATACGCGAGGTCGAGCACGTCGAGCATAGAGTTATAATAGCCCTGTGCCGTCTCGTAATACTCTTTCCGCCGCTGGATGTTCCGGCGGCGTATCTCCTCGGGCGCTTTCTCGTCAACGTAAATGAGGTTTGCCGTCTTTATCATGCGATAAGCCTCTCGCGCCGCGTTGTAGAGCGGCAGAGAGAAATAAAACGTGTAGCTTTTCGGCAGGATGCGGACGCGGTTATATGTGAATACATAAATCTCGCGGGCGAGGTTGATATACTCCGCCGGGCTTTCGCCGCGTCTCGATTTTGGTACGGACATTTTCTTTCCTCCTCGCCGACTATGCGCCCATTGAGGGCGCAAGTCTCGATTTCCGAATTATACGCAAAAGCCGGGCGCGACACCATACGAACGACTCGCGTAGCTGCCGGCGACCGTGCCGTCGCCGTCCACACTCACGAAGTACGAGGAGGTGCCCGCACGCGGGGAACGGAGCCACCAAAAGACGGCGGTACTCGTCGCGCTATGGTTGTATTTAACCTTGCTGTTTCCGGCGGAATAATAGGCGTATTGCGCCTGCTTGCTTTTTTCATTTGCGTTTGCGTATGAAATGCTGCCGAAAACCTCGTATTCCGAGAGAAGAAAAACATAATCCGTTGTCGCCGTGACCGCGCTCTCCGATGAACTGTTTCCCGTGTTATTTGTGTACTTTGTAACGGACTTGAGCACGGCACGGAGCGCCGCCGGTAGAACGCCGATAAACGTCCCGGAATAGCTCGAGAGGCTCGTCCCTAAAATCGTTTTTCTCATGTACGAGTTATTCCAGCCGCCCGAGTTCGTGTTGCTGGTGTTCATGTAGAAATCGGAGTCGTTGTCGTATCCGCTTACGAGGCAAACATCCGTACCGCCGGAAAGCGCCGTTTTCCCGATTTGGAAATGAATACGGTTAGAGCCCTCTACGCTCGCGTTATGGTTAAACCCGATAATGAAAGCGTATGTCGTGAAGTTGGATAGCGTTAGCTTGCTCATTGTTCCGTTTAGCGTTACCGCCTTTCGGTCGCCGATGCTCCAATAGTTCGCGCCCTGTCCCGCGTCGGAAACGGACTTGATAACGCTCCACTCGTTATTGTTGAGCGTAGAGCTTACGAAAGAGAGCGTCAGCGCATAGGAGGTCGTGCCGGAAACGACATTGACGGAGCCGCTCGTCGTCTGCCCGTTCTTTGTCGCCGTGACCGTGTACGCCCCCGTCTCCGTGACGGTGAAAACTGCCGTCCCATTGCTCGTCTTTGTTGCGATAGTCGTCGAGCCCTTTTTCAGCGTGACGGACGCGCCGGAGTCTACGTTGACGGTAATCGTCGCAGAAAAGAACGTCAGCGCCACCGCGTAGCTATCGACGACGGAGACGCTTTTCGTATCGGACGTTTGCCCGTTGAGTGTGGCCTTGACGCTCCATGTACCGGCCTCCGGCAGAGAGAG